AGACGCCCCGAAAGGCGTCCATGCCACAACTTTCCCGAAAGGGTCCCTGAATGCAGCACTTGTCACGATTGACTCTCAGGCCAAAACGCTCGAGCACTGCAATACATCGCTCGGCCCACGCTTGAGGGACAATTATATCATCCCCGTACACGTAGACCTGGCGTGCCACCGAACGGATGTCCGTTCCGGTTTCAAGGACATTCGCAGCTACAAGGAGTACCCAGAAGCAATACGCTTCGACCGGGAAGCACAAAGCTGAACCCATCGGCGCATACTTACTGAGTGACACCAACTCCCCAGAGGGGAGGCGTGTAGCCGTCGAGCGGCAGGCCTCTAGAGCCCGAAGTAGCTCTGGAGTGCTTTTAAACACTCTTCGAACCAGCTCCAGTGAGACCCTGTCCGACGCGTCCTTGAGATCCAATGTAGACATCTTACCATCAGCAGAACTGCTGAGAGCAAGTTGCCTATTGATCTCTTGGTTGCGAAAGTTGATCTGACCCATCGTAAGCGCTTGCGCGCCTTCGAAGTGCTCGACCAATCTTCGGCCCAGACCTTGCTGAACCCACTGGTATTCCAGAGGTTCGCAACTAATGAGCCTCGGTCCTCTCGAGTCTTTCGGTACAAGTAAGACCTTCGCCTCACCCGTTTCTTTCCGGGCAAGGTCTTTGTACCACTTGTATCGATCGCCGAGTTCCCTCCATCCCCCTACCACAAAGTACTCATAGTAGGGGTAGAACTGATGGATCTGCTTAAAGAGGCGGGTGAAGACCCACTTCTCCTCAAGTTTCTCACCAGTTGAAACCGCTCCTGGTCCGTGCCTCGGTACAATATCCTTGGGATTAAACCCTTGGAACACACCCTTAGTAATGCGAGAGGCGAGATCCAACGTTGGGTCCACGTCATCAAGACTAAGGGAAGCTAGTTCCGTCTCTGTCGCGACAAAAGCATCCAACGTGGATTGCTCAAGTTCTGACGAGTATGGAAGCTCTAGCTTGTACGCGAAGAAGAACACCTGACGCATATGGCGTAACGCCTCAGCGCAGGGTTCTGCCAGGAGATACCCATCTTCATCAAAGACTCGGTTGAAGTACGCCTGAAGAAATTCGGGTGTACTCCGCCCTCGCTGACTTCGGAACTCAGCGATAGGTGTGAACCGTTGGGTAGTCAATCCACGATCCAGCGCCTTGCCCAACTTAGGCAAGGTTTTGGTGAGGAAGGACAGCCCCTCGTGCGTCGTCCGTGACTTCATCGTCATGGCGTCTCGTACGAGCTGCTTCGATGAGATAGGAAACGATGGCTTGTAACGAAGGAGCTGCAAAGAGAGATCGAGGTAGAATACCTCGTCCGGGCTTTTCAGGAGAGCCATACGGCACCTCCTCCTGGAAGGCCCATCTCCAACCTTTCGACCTCAACTCTACACTACCCGCTAGTAAGCGAGCTAGCTCTCGCCACGTAGAAGTTGAGCGATGACGGTCGTATCTGCTAACGGGGTAGTCAACCCCGCGTTGCAGATAAAATCTAGCATATTACCAACCATGTCAAAGACGATTTGGTTGGTAATGATCGAGGAACGCGGCACAGACAAAGTAACATTAAGTGTCGCAGTCCTCGGAATGCCAGAAGCGTCGATTTTGGTACGTACCAACTGAACGAGGTGTCGGTCGATAGCGTCATCATTCTTCCCGTTAACCGAGTGGAGGATTTTAAGCCTTCCCGGCTCACGGAGGTCTGTAGACACGTCGATCCAATCACTTCCGTTCGGTAGCATAGCTACTCGTCGGTACGTGACATCATCGCCGCTAGCGTCATCGAGAACTAAGTCAGTCGAAAGGTTCATGGGCACATTCTCCCTTGTTGAAGATGCGGATCCCCACTGCATTGTGGTTAGCCACACCAACGGCAGCCACTTACTTCAACGACGCGAGAAGCGCCGCAGCAAGCATCTGCTGACGAGGATCTAGACCCTCCTGGCTCAAAACTCCAGAAGGGACTGGCAACCCGTTATTCCTGGTGTAAACTTTCGCTGATCCTTCTTCGGCTATGAACGACTCAAACGTCCCATCACCGAGTGGATGAAGGTAGTCCATCACGTACGGCACCTCCCAATGGAAGGAGTGTGTTAACCGACGGATCTCCCAATCACCTGTGAAAGGGTTGACCGCGGCGTGATTGACTATTTCCTTAGTCCGCGTAAACCAATCGGCAACAAAACTGTAGGGAATTGCTTCCCACAGCACGCCGACTGGGTTGTTCAGACCAAGGGCACCAGCGAATCCTCTGACGATACTTTCCAAACCATATAGTTCGTTTAAGCGCTGGAAGAGATATCCACCAGCACGATAGCGACCTATATAGCTTGGGACAGTAAAGCGGAACTGCTCTCCATCTCTAGTAGACGTGACTACCTGCGAATCGACCGAAAAGGTTCCTTCGCAAGAAACTCTGGTTTCAACGCCATAGGTCCGCCTCAAGTAGGCAAGCCTGCTTGCAACGGTCTTAGCTAGATTCCGAAGTTTCGTCACGTCACTCACGAACGGCAAGTAGCCGAACTCGTAAGTGAGATAGCCGCCCGCTACAGTCTTGGTTAGGCTTTCCTCAATCTTAGGAATCATATCCCCAAGTTCGCGGAGCTCCCAGACAAAGTTTGGAATACTTACTTGCTGGGGCATCTGCACGTAGAAGGCGTTAAACGCCTCTTCCGCAAGCCTAGCCTTGTCTGCGTCAGTCGGACCAGGGAACAATGGTACCAACTCATCTGCCCACAGGGAAGACTTAAAGAGCGGGGGAACAAACTCCGCCCAATTCCCTAAGTAGGTGTTGAGCCGAGGTATGTCATGGTGACGAGCCATGTACAACGTATGCTGGCATGGATGAACATGCCCTGAATCTCCCACAAGATCTACGAAGTCTTCGTGGAAGTTCCAGTATGGGGCTGTGTAAGTTCCAGGTATATCCACGTGTCCTTGGACATCGTGGAATACGTAGGTTCCTACAAGGTCCCGTTGAGCATACCTACCTCGCGTTCTTAGACGTGGTACCACGCAGGTCCTCCTTTGAGCTAAGCCCATCGCCTAACTCATCAAAGAGGATGCACCTCGTTGTG